TTTAAACCAGTTAACTTTACAAGTGCTTCTGCTGCACATGAATCACAACGATCTGTTGCCTTAAGAATCCATTCTTTTTGTACGATCTCTTCTTCAATCATTGTGCTCATAGTATACTACCTCTTTCTATTATCTGTGCTGTAAAAGCCACTCCCATTAAAAACCGCTCCTACATTAGAGTATACACGAACTAGATTAGAGTTGCAAGTTTCACATTTATATCCAGGATCATTATCCTGAATTGGTCTTTGTTTAACATATCTTTGTGCACACGGCATACAATCATACTCATACACTGCCATAGTTATTTTTTCTTTGCTTTTACTGTCCAGTAAGGAAGTTTGAGGTTATCTCCGCCCCACTCATATCCTAAAACCTTTACTACAAACTTTATAATTTTAATTCTCATGCTAATTCCTTTTCAACTAAGAAACATATTATGTTTACCCTATCTCCATCAATAACTTCTTGAACTTCATGCTTTAATTCATCTGTTCCAATAAATGTTATTAATGTTCCTGGCTTTGGTTTTATATTTAAATCCTGATCTGGAAAATTTAAATTTCCTCCAGAGTAAGAATCTGTTAGATACAGTATAGCTGAATAATCATTAAAGTATTTTTCGCTATAGTTATCAATGTGTAAGTCATTTTTACCACCTTTTTTCATGTGACTATAAAAATATGACTTTAATTTAAGATTTTTATTGAAGACTTCTGACGTAGTTTTTTCAATATTAGTAAGTACTCCTGTAAAAATATCAATACCTATATTTATATCTTTGTCTTTGGTCTCTTCATCTATCTTTGTAATGCCATTAATACTAAAAGAAGTGTGTTCCCCTTTTCCAGGGCCCCCAAAGACTCCTGGTTTTTCAGATTCCTTGAGGTTATCCCTGGAAAAGGTTGAAACTAAAAGATCGCATGTATCTTTAAATAAGAAATTCTCAATAGAGAATATGCCATCTTTTAAAACTTCCATTACTTTACTTTGTTTCCAAACTTAGCCCATACTCTTTCATGCAAGAAGTAGCCAAGCGCTTCCCATCCAATATAAATAAGAGCACCCAAACTAGCATACTCCCATTCGCCAGTAAACAAATAGATGACACCAGCAACACCTACTAGGTGAAAAGTTTCCCAGCTAAGCGTTTTAAGCAAAGTTCTTTTAGTTGATTCCATATTACTTTGCTTTCTTGGTCTTTTTTGGAGTTGCAGGCGGACCGTAGTGTCCTTGCTTTGGAGTTGCAGGAGGGCCATAATGCCCCTGCTTTGGTTTTTCACTTGCTGTTTGATTTGCTGCAACTGCCTTTGCCCAAGGTGTCTCTGAGCCAAACTGAGAGTTACTAGCAGCAGGCTTCTTAGCTGAAGGCTTTACTGCTGCTTTTGTAGCATCAGCTTTTGAAAGTAGTGCAGTATTCTCTTCACCAGCATATACTGGACGACCCCAACCAACTACAGCGTTGAGTAACTTCTTCTTGTTATTCTTTACATATGCACGAGTTTTCTCTACGCACATTCCGCCATTGCGCTGGTCTCCCTTTGCAGTTCCTGAAGTGTTTCCTTCAATAACTTGGATAGTTCCATCACCATTGTTCTTAATGCAAAGGCCAACATGTGAAATACGATTTACACCATCATCTGGGAAATCAAAATAAATCCAGTCACCTGGAGTTGGATCGTCATTACGAGCATCTGCCCAACGATCATTCTTCTTAAACCAATCTGCTGCTGCTACTGTTGAAGCAGTCTTTGGGTACTTCTTTGGATCTAGTCCAGATGTAAATGCTACCCAAGATACAAATGACTGGCACCATGGCTGGAAGTTTGCACCAGACCACTTACCATACTTTGTTTCATTATCTTTTGGACCCTCAATGGTTCCAACTTCTTTTTTTGCGATGTCAATGATTGTTTCTAATGAGCCTTTGACAGCCATATATAACCTCCTAAAGTTATTCCTTTAATTATATCATCAAGCAGTCTTGCTTGTCAATCTATTATGGGTTCTTATCCTATGACAGTTTGCACATACTACTTCACATTTTGCTATTTCTTTTTTTATTGCTGCCCATGAAAATCCATCATGAATCATTCTAGAAATATTATATTTTTTATTGTGAAGGTGATCAAAATCTAATACTATGTGGTTGCCTTCTCCGCAGTCAACACACCCACTAGCCTCTTTAATTTCTCTCAGACGCTTCTTGAATTGTTGTTTATTAAAAACTGCCAATTCTTTTTCTGACATAGATCTTAATTATACACCTAAATACCAGAGCCCCACGTAGGCGATTCAAGCACTATGGCCCAGGTCGTATAGAATAGGTAACTAATCCATCCCAAGGTCCTACGTGAGGCATACCAGGTATTTAACGTCGCTGTCTCCCCCGACAGTTATATTGTACTACTTGATTTTAATTGTTTTAGGCTTTTTCTCTTCAGGAACAATACGCTCTACATTAATATGTAGCATACCATCCTTCATATCAGCGCCTGTTACTTCCATATATTCACCAAGAGCAAATGATCGTGTGAACTTACGACCAGCTATTCCCTTGTGAACTACTTCAGCATCTGTTACATCTGTAAGTTCACCCTTAATAATAAGAGTTCCATTATCTACTGATACATCAATATCTTCCTTGCCAAATCCCGCTACAGCAATAGAAATACGATATGTATCTTCATCTAGTTTAAGAAGATCGTATGGAGGATATGATGTTGTATTTGTTTTATGTGCGCTATTTAAGCGACCTAGCTCCCTATTGAAGCCAATAAAAAAAGGATCATTAAATAGATCCAGACCGAATTGTGTTACCATTTTATTCCCCTTTCAAGCGAATAAGTTAATGTACCCCCGAAGGCAGTACACATCTATTATACCAGAAAATTACCTGAGTGCTATACTTAATTTATGGATCTAGGTCATATGATTTATATTGGTAAAGATAGAGACTCTTACCTAAATGCTTTCCAAGAGGAAACAAAGTCATTTATAGAGGTACAAGAGGTTAGCCTTACCATATGGGATGACCAAATGATCCAAGAATTAATGAAAAATAATTTTGATAGCTATGTCTTAGATGCCTACAATACTGTTCAAACATATCCATATAAAGCAGATCTTGCAAGGCTTTGTATACTTTATGTTCATGGTGGATGGCACTCTGACATTGGTATCAGATTTATAAAAAAAATAGTTCCAGACAAAGAAATTATTGTGTTTAATGATAATGCACTTAAGCGCACCTTTGATTATGAAAATATAATTCAAAACGCTGTCATATACTCCATACCAAAGCAAGTAGAAATTTTGGAGTGTATAGATAGACTATCTAATATATATAATAATAAAGAATATGGTAAAGATGCAGCCTACATTGGTGGAACTGCTCAAATGGGAAAAGTCTTTAAGCAACATAACCATAGAATAGGCATTGGTGAGTTTGGTGATTCATTTACTAATTTAGAGGATCTTCTTTCTGGAAAAACAATTTTACAGTATTTGTATAATGGTGTTCATGTAGCAAACTTTAAAAACTATAAGAAAAAAGAACTAATCCCACTAATTGAGCCTGAAAAAATGCTATGGGGTATGGCATGGGCAAACAGAAAAGTATATAAATAAACAGTAAAAAGCCCCACACAGATAATCCTGTATGGGGACTTTTATACTTATTGTATTACTTCAATGATACACTCTTGGCTGCTGCCATAGGAGCTGCTACTGAAGTTCCAGTAATTGTTATGTCAGCACCCTTGTAAGACTTTACATTATAGTTACCAATAAATGTAATGTCCATCCCTGGTCCTGAATTTGTGTATGATGCAAGACCACCTGAAGGCTTTGTTGCACCAACTCCAACTACATCTGCAACACAAGATGGAAAACCAACCTGATTTGTTCTTGCATCATTTCCAGTTGCAGCATAAGTCAAAATGTTTTTAGCCTTAAGCACTTGAACTGCAGATGAAAAAACTACATCTGTTGGACATGTTCCAACTGCAAAATTAATTCTTGACTGACTAATTGAAACAGCATCAATACCATACTTTTCTGAGTTTTCAGATACCCACCTGATTGCATTAGCCATTGATGCTCCTGCTGTATGCATTGATGAGGATGTCTTAAAAACATTTAAGTCTGAAATTCTAATAAAGATTATCTTTACATCTGGTGCTGAATTAATTGCTGCTTGAGCAATATTATGTCCGTGATCTATACCTCTAACGCTCCAGTTTGATACATTTGCTGCTCCTGGTCCTTCTTGAAACGATGTTCCATTTGGACAAGTTTTTGCAGTAAAACATACCTCATGTAAAACTGGTACCTTTGTTGAATCAATTGCGGTATCAATGATTACTAATACCTTGTTATCTGATGCTTGAACTGGCTGTACTACAACAAGTCCAAGAACTACTGCTACTGCTAATGCTACCTTTTTCATTTTTACTCCATTACTTTGATTACTACTTGACATGGGTCGCCACCTTGGTCCCACTCTTCCATCTCTTCTTCACTCATATAAGGATCGCCTTCATGAGTATTACAGAACGGCTCAGTTACCCATCCCCGTTCAATTCCGTTTTCTAGCCAAATACGAAACTCTAAATGATTTTCTTCTGTGATCATATTATAAGTATATCCTTAAATGCCTACTACGTCAACTGGCCCCATACAGGAAGGGCTAAATTTAATTGCAGAGTTTACTGCACCCATTACACGCTTTCTTGCATCTTTTGCTTTTTCTGTGGCATTTAAATATCCATATGCATACTCTGCACCTGACCCCATTGCAAGATAAGGAAGTGTATATTTAGATAAAGACATATCAGCAGAACTATGCTCATATATTTCACCACGGACAGCAATGATCAAACCAAAGTCTGAATCTTTTCCTGTTTCAACCCACCAGTCAGTATAGAACTGCTTGAGTTGTTTAATAAATTTAGTTTGCATAAACTTGTCTGTATCTTTAATATCTGGAATGTAAGGGTTAAAGTTATAGCGAAGACGCTCACCATCCATTGATCCAGCATAACCAATTAGATAAGGACCTAGCTTCCATACCTTTGGTGCTGTTAGTGCTAAAATTGTACCGTCGTCAGATGCACCTCTGTCACCAGCCATATAGATCTTATTATTTATTTCATCACGAACTACTGCAATACAAGTCATGCAGAAACCCCTCCCAAAGCGATATACTCAAGTATATCATTGCCTGAGAGGGGCTGTCAAACAGGGTCAAATATGTTTAATTATGCTGTCTTTGATCTTTTTCTGCGTGTCTCAACTGCTGCATCCTGCACAGTTACTGCATTTTTATCTGTGGTAGAAAATGCTGCGTTGATCTCATCTCTTGTAAGTCTGCCGTCATCCATAAATGCACGAGCCAACTTCTCAACTACAACTGCTACTGCACTAAGTCCAGCAACTGTCATAGCCTTTGCTACTGAGATTCCTGCTATTGCTCCAGCACCAATAACTGCTAGTGCATTTGCTGCAAATACTGCAACAATACGCATAAGAATGTTCCAAATATTTGTTATGCTATTCATATTTTTCCTCCTTCCTGTTATCTTTTTCTGCCCACCACATACCAACTATGGTGATAAGAACTAATGCTGTTAAAAGCTGAGTTTGAAATCCCCAAATTAATCCAAACATTTATTCCTCTTTATTTCTAATAGGGCTAGTTATAATCCAAAGGCCAAGTGTTGCCATGATTCCATAGCCAACTATTGTCTTAGCACTACCATCTAGCACAACCCAGGCAATAAACATTCCAAGAAGAGTCCATGCCTGATCAATTAGATCTTTTATTATATTTTTTATTACTCTTACCATTTTCTTCCTCCTCTTGAACCTGGTGAGTTAGCTCCTGAGCCACCGCCACCACCAGAACTTCCTCCTCCAGTACTACCACTAGATGCCCCACCAGTAGCAACTGCTGCTGCATTTATTGCTGCGCCTGCTGCTACTACTGTTGCTACAACCATATCTGTTGCTTCTTCTCTTTCTGCTTCTGTCATATCAGCACCAATACTTCCAAGTGCTGCTAATGCTGCTCCAGGATCTGTGAGGGCGGCTGTAAGTAGTGCTCCTGGATCTTGAACCAATTCAATATTTGCAGCGACTGCTGCAGTAATTACAAGAGCATTTCCGTTTTCGTCAGTACGAACTTCAACAGGTGTTGATGGTGGAAGATCTGCATATGAAACTCCAGATGCGACGATTGCTGCTGCAGTGATAGCCTCTCCAGGCTTAAGATCTTCTAGTAGTGACTCAACAACAACCTCTTTTTGTTCTTCAGTTAATTCTTTACCGTCTTTTGCTTCCTCAAGAATTTCATTTAATTTTTCTTCTTCAGCCTGTGCTTTTTCTTCTTCAGCCTTAGCAGCCTCTAATTCTTTTTCTTTTGCTTCTGCCTCTGCTTTAGCATCTTCTTCTGCTTGTCTAGCAGCCTCTGCTTCTGCTTCCTTAGCCTCTGCCTCTGCCTTTGCATTTTCTTCAGCCTGTCGTGCTGCTTCTGCCTCAGCCTCTAGTCTTTCAGCCTCAGCCTTTGCTTCTGCTTCTGCCTTTGCTGCTGCTTCTTCTGCTGCTATACGATCTGCCTCAGCCTTTTCAGCCTCTGCTTGGGCTTGCTCTGCTGCCTCTTCTGCAGCAATTCTATCTGCTTCAGCCTTTGCTGCTGCAGCCTCCGCTGCTGCTGCTTCGGCTTGTGCACGAGCTGCTGCTGCTTCTGCTACTCTTGCGTTTGCCTCTGCTATTGCTGCCTGTCTTGCAGCCTCTGCAGCCAAAGCCGCTTGTCTTGCAATCTCTGCCAATCTTGCTTCTTCAGCAATTCTTGCTCTCTCTGCTTCTTCTGCAGCAAGTGTTTCAATAACTAAGTTCTGAGCCTCTGATACACTTGCAGTCATTTCTGCTACAGCATTTGTAACTGCAATTATTGCTGAGTTTAATTCATCTTGAGCATCCTCTAGATTTTCTTCTGCTTCAATAAGATCTTCTTCTGCTGTCTCAAGATCTGACTCTAAAATATCTAGTGTGGCTTGTGCAATCTCAAGATTTATTTGTGCTGTATTAAGAGCCTGAATCTGTTGTGGTGTTGCAGTAGATGTTGAAAACTCTGATCCAGGTATGACTGCCCATCCTAAGTTATCACTGTATCTAAGTAGACTTACTGCTGCTCCTCCACCATTTTCATAATACCAAAAATCTAAAGTCTTAGAAACTCCAGCAGTAGTCTGAACATCAGCAGTAGATCCTCCTCCACCCTTATCAAACCAGTCATTAATAACTAGTTCTCCATCAAGATATAGTCTAGTACCATCATCTGCTGATGCTGTGATGTACTGTGTTCCAGTATATTGTGGTGTCCAAAGTCCTTGCCACCTTACTTGAAAATCTTCTGTAACAGTTGTAGTTGTTTGAGTAGTTGCAGATACATTGTCAACACCATAGTAATCCCAGTTTGCTGGAATATTTATTGTTGCAATAGTTTTTCCTGCAGGTGCTGTAATTACTTCTTGATGCACATAGTTAGGGTATGTTTCGCTGACATTATGCTGAATACTAAAGTTGCTTGTAGTTCCATCTGTATATGTAACTACGGCATCATGGTCACCATTTTTAGCAAATACCTGAAAACTTGCAGAGGTTGTGTTTGATGGCATAGTTATAAGAGTGTCAGCAGTTGATCCTCTCAGGGTAAGGGAAGGGTCTTGTCCAGGACCAGGGAATCCGATTGATCCAATGTAAACCTGATTATTGTTTGTAGTTGAAACTGGTGTTCCATTTACTGTAATACCTATTGAAGTGTTGAGTGTATTATTATTAAAAGTTTCAGTAATTGTTGTTGTTCCACCATTGACTGTTGGACCACTACTACCCCATTGTTCATTAATACCATTTGTATCTGTTCCAGTGTAAACTAAATTTCCACCCATTGCAGGAGAGGCATTTGTTCCTGGGTTATGATAAACAGTCATTGTCAAACCAGGACTAGTGTTTGCATTTACTACTGCAGTAGCAGAGTCTACTAAGCCTATATTTGTTCCAACTACTACTGTTTGTGAGTCTACTGCGATCTGAGCAATTTCAACATTTTCTTCAGCCTCAGCAACTAAAACGGTAGCAGAATCAACTTGAGCCACAGCCACAGTAGCACTATCTACTACTGATTGAGCCTGTAGTATAGAGTCCTGAGCCTGTGTGATAGTGGCTGTAATGGTCTCTGTAGGGCTTGTAATGGCTGTTGCTTGGGTCTCTATAAGTGCCGTTGCACTTTCAGCCTGAGTGATTGCAGTCTGTGCTGCCTCTATAATGACTGTTGAATTTGGTGTTATTACTACCGTAGATGTGTCAGAATATGAAACTTGAACAGTTACCTCATCTGCATGAGCATAGTCTGCTGGAAAAAAAATAAGCCAAATCCCCACCAAAAAAGCTACTACCCCACTTTTTATGAGGAGTTTTTTAATAGAGGGCCACATCCTTTCCGATGTTTAATAGCCCTATTATATCATTTTATAGGCACAAAAAAGGGAGCCAGTTGCCTGACTCCCCTAATTGTTGGATTATTTATGCACGAACCTTCTTCTGGATCTTTACGACCAGTGAAGTAAGTGATGTCAACTGCTTCTTAAGTGAAGCAATCAACGATGCAACTTGTGTAGACAATGCTGCTACAGCATCTACTGCTGCCTTAGCTTGTGCTGTTGCTGCTTCTGCTGCCTTAGTTGCTGACTCTGCTGCAAGAACTGCTGCATCTGCTGCCTTTGCTGCTTCCTTTGCTGCTTCTGAAGCCTTGTTTGTAACCTTTGCTGTTGCAGATACTTCTACCTGACCAGCAGTTGGAAGAGATGATCCACCCTTTGCAGTTACCTTAACCTCAGTCTCAGTCAATGGCATGAATACCTTGAATGTCTTAACTGTTGATGTATCTGTTGTTACAGAGACTCCAGTTAGAACATCTGATCCTGAACCAAATGCATATGATGAAGTGATTCCACCTGTAGCAAATAGGTTAGCATGTGTCTTTGCAGACAATGGGAGACCTGCTGCATCTACTGGTGTTACAGTAATTGTTGCTGCCTCACCTGGAAGATACTCAGCCTTATCAAATTCAATCTTGACTGCTGCAAGTGCAGACTCTACACGAACTGGTACTGCAATTGCTGAGATAGTTCCAGACTTAACTGTAACTGCTACTCCACCTGCTGCTACACCTGTAAGTGTAAATAGGGCTTCTCCGTTAACAATAGTTGCTGCTGTACCTGAGTCAGATACGATTGATGTATTGCTTGAGAAAGCATTTAGCGTTCCTGCTCCTACTGTTACGCCTGATGCATCGTATGCAACTGCCTTAACTGTTGAAACATTTGCACCTGTTGCGATAACAGTCTTAACTGTAGTTGCAACGATTGAGGCGATATCGCCGTAGAAGGTTACCTTCTCTGTTGCAATAACTGTGCCTGTAAGAGTTGTAAGAGTAATTGTTCCAACTCCTGCTGTGCCGTCAGCAAAAACACCAATGTGGCTTCCTGAAGGAATTACCAGTGAGCGACCCTGTGCAGAGATAGTCGTAGCATTTGAACCATGACCAATCAAACCTGAACCTGAAACTGTTGCAAGAATTGACTCTGTTGCATTTCCGCCTGCTGCATTCTTAGGTGTAACAACAATTACTGCTGCTGCATCTGTAGAAGTAGCCTTTGGAGCAAACACAGAATCATCTGCTGTTGCTGTAGTAACTTCACCACGATTAAGAATTGAAGTTGTTGTTGCTGCAGAAGGTGTAATATCTGCTGCCTTAACTGTTACTGTCCATGCAACTGATGGACCTGTTGCTGGGCGAGTTGTTAGAATACGTGCTTCATATGTACCAGCAACTGATGGGGCAACCAATGAAACTGTAAACTTTGCAGTTACATATCCTGGTGTACCAACTGTTGAATTAACATCTGCTGAAAGTCCACCTGCTGCAATTGCAACTGTAGATGTTGTTGTTTCAAGCAATGAAAGTGTTGCTGACTTGTTTGAGCCTGATGGCTGTGCAAAAATAGCAGATAGCACAGTAGCTGTGTCTGCTGCTGTTTCTGAAATAAATGACAATGTAACTACTGCTGTAGCAGTCTCACCAGCAGTGATTGCATCTGTAGCAGAGTCAATCGTTAGCGTTGGTGCGATTACAGCAGCACTTGTCGGAAGTGCTGACATAACGCCAAAGGACATTGCTGCAGCGAGTCCTAGGGCAATTTTCTTAAATGAATTCATCTTTCTCCTTGTTAGTTATATTATGTTTAAATTATCAAGAAAATCCTGAATTTCTTCTGGAATCTTCTTGTTGTCTAATTCTATCATAGACCTTTGCTTATCTGCAAGTCTAGAGGAAGTAGACCATGTGTGGACATCAATCTCAAGATTGTTATCCTTTTGTGTATGTGATATTGCTCCAAAAACGGCTCCGCATACTGCGTCTGCCAAGTCTTTAGATTTCTTTCTAGGGTGATCTACACGATTACCCTTCATGATTTTTAGCTCTGACATTTCTTCCAGAAGTAAAGGAATCATGGGCATAGCAACACGCTCTTCATAGATCATCATTGCTAAATCTTCATAATGTTTTTTTGCAACAGAAACAGTATCAGTTTTAATACCTACAGCCTTTAGTTCTTGCTGAATATCAAATGACTGCCAACGGTCAAATGAAACCATTCCTATATTAAACCCTTGTCTACGTAAATTCTGAATCCACTGCTTAACTTCTGATAAATTTACTGGTCCTTCTGCTCGTGGCTCCCACCAAGCAACTGCATCAACTATGACTATTGGAGCAACCTGTTCATAATCTTTTATAACCTGAATATTAACCCATTTATCAACATGTGCAATTGCTACTGCACACTTGTCATGCTTTTGTGCAAGGTCAGCATGGATATAATATGTCTTGTCTGGATCTGGTGTAAATGATTCTTCAAATCTTCTAAAGTTGTCTACAGGATTTCTTAAAGTCATACATTTTTCTAACTTATCTTTTTGTTTAAAAAATGCATCTGATGAATAAGTTGGCATACACGCAAAACGCATCATTGCATCTGCAAGGTCTGTATAGAATGCAATCTTAAAATCATCAATCTTTCGTGTAGGGTTTACTTCCCACGTAGGCTTCTTAAATGCTAATACCTTTGGTATCTTATAAGAGATAATTGTATCTTCATCCCAAGATATATCAAACTGGTTTCCTGGATCATCGTGAGGCAGGTCCTCATTTATTATAAAGGTATATGTCTTTTCAACAGTTTCTTTTTCAGCAATAACAGCTTCATATCGTTGAGAAATAAAGTCACCTTGATAACGGGGGAATGAAAGCAAAACAACCTTACCAAGGTCTGGGAAACGAGAATCTACGGTACCACGGAATGCTTTATAGATATTGTCTGCAGTCTTGCCCTGCTCATTTCCAGTACCAACCTCACTAGCAAAACCAGAAATTTCATCAAGCACTGCCATAAACAAGTTTAAACCCTCATGTGATTCACGCTCTGAGTGACCAGAATAAACAGTTACAGATTTATCAAAATCAATTGAGTCTGCTTTAGCATTAAACTTTCCAGCAAACCATGGTGATCGTTCAATCTTAGATTTAAAACCTTTAAAGAAAACATTCTTAGCCTGCTGTGCGTTAATAGCAACGTTAATAATATCAATAGCATCTCCTGCAGGCTTGCCATAGTAGACTGCTGGATCCTTTAGACATAGCAACTTATACACTGTATATGCACAGGCTACTGTAGATACAAAGTCCTTACCGCTACCCTTGCCAAGTTGCAGAATAATCTCGTTCTTTGTATATTTATTATAGTATTTTGTACCTTCAGCAGACCCGTAAAGTTCTTCAAGATCTTCTTTACGATAGATCTGGCTCATTGCTTCAACAATGTCATATTGAATTTCAGACAGCTTTGGCTGTCCTAAATATTCTGGAGACTCAACAAATGTTTTTGCGTCAACAGGCTTTTCAATAAAATGATTTTCTTTAAGTACTTCAAAGAAATCATTGAACATCGTGGACAACTGTGATCACTTCTCCTTCTTTTGCAACAGCTGAAAGGCGTTGCATAATAATATCACGAACCTCTGGATGGGAAGATGCAATATCTCTTAGGATACCAACAAGAACTTCTTGTCTACGCTCAATCTCAACCATCTCTTCTGCAAGCTCTTTGTTCTCAAGAAGCCCAGCCTTTTGTAGCATATCAATACGCTTAGACTCAATATCCATAACAAGTTTAATTGCAGCAGTCTTTGCACTAAGATTGTTAGTCATTGATGCTTCATCTATAACTTCATAAGATTTTGTAATCAACTTGCTATAGTGAGTATCAGCACCAACCAAGGCTTCTTTGGCACGAGCACGGATTGCTGCATTATCAGATGCCATGGCTTTCCACTCATTGATAAGTGTAACAACACGAGTGCGTGGAATATCTAACTCTTTTGAAATTACTGTTGGGTCATTACCCTTGAGATATTCACTTACAACGGTATTAACTTGATCAAGGTGTTTGACTAGATCTTCTTCAGTTGACATACTTACCTTCTAGTCTATTAATTTCATCTTTAATATAAAAGATTGCCTTCTCTAAATCCTGAATTGTCTTTGCTTCATCTTTAAGTCCAGCTCTCCACAGATACTTAAAAGCATTTCCAATATTGAAATTACGATGACGAGTAATCTGAATACATTCAACACCAGAAGGATCTGATGTGTAGTGCATAGGATGGTTAACTTGGTCAACCGTAATGTTTAGATTATTACTCATCTTCTTCCCATTCAAAAGCTTCTGGCAAACCTTTTAGTGCTGTTATAACATAGGTCAGTCCTACTGCACCTGCAACACTTAAACCAATAATAATCTTTTGTACTTTATTCATCGTCTTGACTTCCTTAGTCCGAATTTTGCAAGGTATACATAGATTGTTTCTACGCTTGCCCCACATTCTTTAGCAATATCTTCTGGAGACTTTTTATCAATAACAAACCTCTTGCGAAGCCAAATCTCACTTGTATATAGTTTACCAGCCATAATGTTATTTGTCAACCCCTATCGCTTTACCCCAATTACTAAGAGCCCAATGCCCAATGCCACAGGCATCTGCAACATCGTTATCAGTAATAGTTCTATCATAAATAGTATTTATAAACTTAATTGTTCTTTCTTTTCTAAGGTTTCTTTCATATGACTTATACCAAGATATTGATTTGCCAGGATTTTGTGAACGGATATATAGTTGCTCATCTTTAGATATCTTCTTGTTACCAATAAAATTTTGCCAGGTAATAGGTGATACTTTGCCAACAGTTGTGATAACACACATAGCAGCAGCACCTAATAGGGCTCCTTGAACAAGAGCAAGATCAGCAGCAGTCTTAGGACTATTCATAAATACTGTGTGTTCAATAACAATGGCATCTGCCTTCATTACCGTTTCAAAATATGCTTTAGTTTTCTTAGCTGCATCCCCAACTTTTTCGTAAATATCTTTACCTTCAAAGTTTATCTTGCCAACTTCTTTTAACTCTTCACCCGCAAATACAGCAAAGGCAAGACTATTAGTACTAGCATCAATAGCACAAATTCTTTCTGGTTTAGTTGTCTTGTTCATAATCAATAAACCCCTTTATTTGCTTTAACATCTTGTCTACTTCTTTTTTATTAATGTTACAATTTTTACAAAATCCAGACTCATTATAGATAGACAACTGTAGTCCACATCCACCAATACATAATCTTTTTTTACCTATTCGTTTTTGTGTACGAGTAAGATTATATCTTTCTGCAATTTTTTGTTTTGTTGCTGCATCTCTACAAGCTTCTCCACAGTAAATTTGATAATTTACTTTTGGAATAAATAGAGTTTCACATCTGTCACATGGTTTCACTTAGCCCCTCCAGGGACTTAATTTTAATCACTCCAGCGCCAGCATCAGCACATGCTTGCTGAATAGGACAAGTCTTACATATTTTTGAGTTAGAGCGATAATTTTTTGTAGGCAATGTCTTTGCTACCCAAGCAGAACGAACATCACGCATCCACTGAAATGCTGCATCAATCCATTGACGATAATTATCATCTACTTCAACTGGAAGAACAAGCAGTTCGTGATTGTTTTTATTTTCATAAATCAATACACCCTTCTTCTTGCCAAGTATTTTCATATAAATAAGCAATTGAATTAAGTGACCAGTCTTTGGCTTCATAGAGTTCTTACGATACTCAAAACCTTCATTGAGCATTGTTTTGATTTCTCCAACTATTTCTTCGCCTTCCCATTCAATCATTGCATCGCCATATCCAAAGATTGGTGGATCATCATGTCTAATCTTAAACTCTGTTGTTGGCTGGTTATCATCATCACGATAAATCTTTGCCAAACCAGAATTCATCATTGCCTCTTGAATTCTTCCATGAGACAAAGTTCCAGCAGTCATATTAGCTGCACCATAAGCATCAGCATTATCTTCAAATGTAGCACCCTCAAAAGCAAGATACCAATATCTTGGACACTCTCCATGGCTATAGGAAATTGTTGATGGAGCAAAGGTCTTCTTAGTCTGAAACTTTGGACCACGATTAATCACATATCCAGACTTAATCTTTTCAATCATAGCCTGTCCATCTAGAAAACTTTGCTTATTAGCCATACTTTTTATCATAACACTCTGTAGTAAATTTTTAGTCATTTTTTATCCTTTGTTTTATATAAGTATAGCAGGTTAACGCATTATGTATTTAAGTGCTGATACCAAGTTATTAATAGATTCTGCTGCTGTATAGTAAATATTTTTCTTTGCACGATCATTTTTGTCTACATTTGCCATCCAGGTAGCCTTTAAAGCCATCTTTGCTGCAATTGCCTGTAATCTTACAATCTCAATACTGGCTACCTGAGTAGGGATATCTGGCTTAATTATGACCTTTGCAATAAATGTTAGGGCAGTAGTAAGTTCTTCATCCTGCATATAGTCTGCAATTTCTGTTAAACCATTCACCATATCTAGTGTTGTTTGCTGTGGTCCTGTTTCAGTCATTTTGTTCCCCCTCTGTTAGTTGCTCTAATAGTTCTACTTCAATTACTGCTAATCTTACTTTAGCATTACCCTCGCCTAAAACAATAAAGATTGCTGGATCATTATGATTTTTTATAGCATCTGTAACAGCTTTAGCCCATATATCTTTATTTATGGTTATGCCTTTGGGATACTCTTTAAAGTCAACCGTAAAGTTTCTCCAAGTAGCATCACCTTTATGTGTTCCTCTTCCAGAGTTTTTATGCTGCTTAGCACCAATCCTCTTTGACTCACTTCTTTCGCTCATAATCCTTCTTTGTAAAAATTAATGGAACCCTTGATATGTGCTTGTTCGTACACATCCAGGTTAATTCCGCAGTTTCAAGCCATAAACGTAAAGATTTTACTTCTTGTTTGCAAGTTTGACAGTGAAACTCACCATTAAAAACTTTAAACTTTTCGTTATACATTCATCAACTTATTCTTTAAAGATTCCTGTAGATCAAGATCTTCTTTAACACGATTGATAAAACCTTCACGTCCTTGTACCTTAGTTCCATCTTCAAGTTTATACCAGGCTCCTGTACGTTCTACAAGTCCAGCTAACTCTGCAGTGTCAACAAGATCACCAATTGTATCAATGCCAACCTCGTCACCTCTGAAATAAAAATCATATTCTCCAGATTGGAAACCAGCAGATGTTTTAGAGAATTGTAATTCCCACTTAATCTTGCGACCAATCTTTTCTTCAATAAGTTTATCTCCTACCTGAATCTTTCCCTTAATCGCTTGGTTATCTGACTCAGAGGAAAATAACTTAATAACAGTTGAGGAATAAAACTTAGTAGCCTGACCACCAGAAGGCTGCTGACTAGTATACATAGCACTGATATTGTTACGAGACTGAGAAATAAGAACAAGCAAAGTTGGCTTAACTTTATTGTTT